ATATGAGTTAGAAGTAGAACAAAAACAATTGGATATTGATGGTAAGCAAAAAAGATTAGACAATTACGAAAGTAATAAAAAGAAACTTGAAGAAAATCAAAAAATTGACGCTGAGGTTATTGCGCTTAAAACTAAAATAGAAACCGCAAATGGCGATATAAGACAAACGAACGCCACTATAGAAAAACACACTAATAATATCACCAACATGAACGAAAAAATTGGTGTTAACAATGAGTTAATAAAAAAGATTACATCTGAAGAAGAGTTATTAGCGGTGTTTAAAATATACTTGACAGTTTATGGTAAGAATGGAATCTCTAAAATCATACTTAAAAATATGGTACCATTAATCAACCAAGAATTATATCGTTTATTGGTGGATAGTTGTCATTTCATATTAGAGATGAATATAAACGATAAGAACGAGGTTGAATTCATCATGATAGATATTGAGACAAGAATAGTTAAACCGCTTAATTCGGGCTCAGGGTACGAAAGAACCATATCCTCATTAGCGCTTCGTAGTGTATTGACTAAAATATCGTCATTACCTAAACCTAACATTGTAGTAATGGACGAGGTGTTTGGTAAGATTGCAGATGAGAATCTTGAAATGGTAGGCGAGTTCTTTAAAAAGATTAAAAACTACTTTGAACACATATTTGTCATATCTCACAATTCTTTAATACGTAATTGGTCAGACAACCTTATAATGCTTAAGAAAGAGAATAACATTTCCTCAATAGATTTTATTACCACGAAAATTTCTTAGTTTAGTCGCCTAATGATGGAATTTTTGATATTTATATAATATGAGAAATACTAATGGACATATCTATCTTCTAACAGATAACAGAAACGGAAAACAATACGTGGGTAAACATATTGGAACTGAAACTAATTACTTTTCAGGAGGTATTATACCCAATAATATTGCAAAAAAATACGGAAAACAAATCTTTACCAAAATTATATTAGAAGAAAATATAATAGATGAAAATCTTTTATCCATTAAAGAAAAATATTATATTAAAAAATATAATACCTTTAATAACGGGTATAATTTATCTGAAGGTGGTGACGGAGGAGGTAGTTGGATAAATAAAAAAACAAAAGAAGAAAAAGAACGTATTTCTAATATAAAACGAGAAAAAAACTTAGGTAGAACATTTTCCAAAGAAACATTGGAAAAGATGAGTTTAGCTAAAAAAGGTATACCTTTAACTGAAGAACATAAAACAAATATAAGGCTTTCACAATCGGGAGAAAACCACCCATGGTTTGGTAGAAAACATACTGAGGAAAGTAAAAGGAAAATATCCGAAACCCGAAAGGGAATTAAAAATCCCAATCATTCCAATTACATGAAAAAAAATAACCCTCAAAATTTGTCCATTTCAATAAATGGACGTATATTTGACTCAATACAACAAGCTTCAGAAGAATTAATGGTACCGAGACATGTTGTAAAAACTAAACTTAATTCACTAAACCATCCTAACTGGATAAAAATTAAAGAAACATGACACAAAAAGATTTAAAAGATTTTAATCTTTACGCAAGAGACAAGGGAATTAGTTCCTTAGGTTTACACTATTACAATCAAAAAATTGAAAGCAGTTTAACACCTTATATTTTAGAAGAAAGACAAATGAATGTTACTCAAATGGATGTTTTTTCACGTTTACTTATGAATAGAATATTATTTATAACAGGTGAAGTGAATGATAATATGGCGGTAGTAACACAAGCACAGTTATTATTTTTAGATAGCGTGGATAATAACGATATAACCATGTATATAAATTCACCTGGAGGATCGGTTCCATCTGGTTTATCAATGGTTGCAACTATGGATTTTATCAATTCAGACATTCAAACAATTAATACAGGAACAGCCGCATCTATGGGTTCAATATTGTTAGGTGCGGGGACAAAAGGCAAAAGAGCCGGAATTAATTTTTCAAAAGTAATGCTTCATCAAGTAAGCGCAGGTGCTATTGGTAATATTCAAGATATGAAAATATCGATGGAAGAAACTGAAAAATATAATACAATTTTATTTAATCTCTTAAGTGAATATTGTAATAAACCATCATCTGAAATTCTATTAGACACCACAAGAGATTTATGGTTGGACACTGAAGAATCTTTAAAATACGGAATAATCGATGAGATTATAACAAAAAAAAGCAAAAAGAAGAAAAAATAACTAAAGGGGGATAAAACCCCCTTTCTTCATATTTATAATAAAACATAGAATCGATGAAAAAATTTGTAAACTTAAAAAACATTGCGTTATTATTATTAATTGTAATTGTGGTTTTCCAACAATGCGGTGGAAATAAAAAAACAACAGGTGAAATTGTTAAAGTAGACGGTAAAAAATATGAACTTATTAAACATGAAATCGATACCGTTGAAGTACTTAAGACTAAGGTAGTCACTAAAAAAGGTGAAGATATTTACCATGAAACAATTAAGGAAGTAATCATTCCTACAATCGTAGATACCCAAGCTTTATTGCGCGACTATTTTGCAAAGAATATCTATAAAGATACATTACAATTACCAGATAGTTTAGGAACCGTATCTTTAATTGATACCATCACCCAAAACAAAATATTAGGTAGAACTTTTAATGCAAGCGTTAAACAAAGAACCATTAAAGAAACTTTAATTGTTAAGGAATTACCTAAAACTAAATTATTCTATGGTTTTGAAGGTGGGTTTAATAAAGCAGATGTAGTATCTCATTTAGGATTTGGAGTTTTAATTAATACAAAACAAGATAAAATGTTTCATTTAGGAATTGGTGTAGCTAATAGAACAACGGATGGCACAAGCGGTGCATTAGCGCCTTATATCGGAGGAGGAGTTTATTGGAAAGCTAAGTTTAAGAAAAAATAAAACGTCAAATAATATGAAAACATTTATATTATTTATATTTGGTATGTTTGATGATTATGATGATGTTGAATATTTTTGTACTCAAATTTTAAGCGGGTGCCCACTCTTTTCATCAGTAAGATTTATAATCGAAAGAGAACAAAATGTCATAGTTATATTTGACTCTGAAACAGATGAAAATGTATTATCACAAGAACTATATACATATTTAGTTAATGACAATATCAAATTTTATTTTATTTTTGATAGAGAGAATATGGTTACTGCCCATTTACCCAAAGAAGTAAAAGATTTTATATTCAAAAACGATGTGGAAAATTCTATTGTTAAACTTGAATATGAAAAAATTAAAACCCCATCAATATTAAATTTAGATCAGGTTTTAGATAAGATAGATGAATTAGGATTAGGGAGTCTTACTCCTGAGGAAAAAAACTTCCTCGATAATTTTGAAAAATGACGATTATTTAGTATCTTAGTATTCTACACCATAATTTACATAAACTCATGAAAAAATCGTTCTTAGCCAACACGGAGGAAATTCAACAGTACATTAGAGATTTAAAAAAAATTCCAGTTATTTCACACGAAAGACAGGAAGAAATTTTCACAGCACTCATTAACAAAGAGATTACCAAAGATGAGAAAAAAAAGTTATTTGACGAGTTAGTCGTAGGTAATTTAAGATTTGTAATTTCAGTAGCAAAAGGTTATCAAAACCAAGGGATGGATTTATTAGACATGGTTTCAGAAGGTAACATCGGTTTAATGAAAGCTGCTCAAAGGTTCGACCCAACAAGCGGTTTGAAATTTATATCCTACGCAGTTTGGTGGGTTAGACAATCAATCATGGCTTCATTAAATGATAATTGTAGAACAATAAGAATTCCTTCTAATTTAGTTCAAGACGCACAAAAGGCGAAGAAAGAAAATATGAGCGAAGAAGATAACTTTTTCGTTAATGATTCAGAAGAAGAAATAGTCGTAAGCCCTACATTACCTTATTGTGTTGGTTTATACAAAGAAATAAACGAAGAAGGCGATCAGTTAATAGACGTAATACCAAATAAAAATATTGAGAGTCCTGACGCAATATTAAACTCACCTGAGGAAATAAAGAAAAAGGTTTCATTGATGTTATCCGTATTAGATGATAGGGAAAAAATAATCATTGAAAGATATTATGGTTTAACAGGGGTAGAATCTAATTTAGAAGACTTAGGCGAAGAGTTTGGTTGCACTAAAGAACGTATTAGACAATTACTCGATAATGCTATTAAGAAGCTTAGAAACGAAAGTTTTGGCTTGTTAAGCTATTTATAAAGATTAAAATTATTTTAATA